GCAACTCTACCACATCCGAAAACTAAACGCAACTCCCCCGCAGCGCCACAGACCGGCCTGCGGGGGCCGCCAGACCACGAGGAGACCCCATGGCAACCCCACGCACCGGGAACCCCCGTGGCCGCCCTAGAGGCGCTAAGAACAAGCCCAAGACGGTCGAAGCCTTCGTCATCGAAGCGCTCACCGCACCCCAAGTTTCACCGCCCCGCAAACCGAAGCTCAAAGCTCGGGGACCGTGGGCCGGAAAGACCCCCGAAGAGCGCCGCGCCCTATCGGCGAAGCTCAACGCAGGCCGCGACCTCACCAAGATCGGTGGGGGCCGCAAGGCTGGGGTCCCTCTCTCCCGCACCAACAAACAACACGCTCAGGTCGTCGCAGAAGCGCAGCCTGAGATCACAAGGATTATGAACAAGATGGCCGAGCAAGGCATCCTGCCTGACGACCCTCGGGCCGTCGAGGCGCTAGAAGAAGCAGTCAAGGTTCTCCGCGTCGTTGAGAGTGCCAAGGATAAGCTGGCCGCCGCGAGACTGATCCTCGACTTCACGAAATCGAAACCCACCGCGAAGATCGAACACACTGTCCGGTCTGCCGAAGACATCCTCGACGAAATGGCCGATGACTAAGAAGTGTTCGGCCTGTCTTGAGTTCCTGCCGATAAGCACTTTTCACAAGAACGCATCCAGCAAGGATGGGCTTCAGTATTACTGCAAGCCTTGTGATCGTCTAAAGCTCAAAGCGTATCGGCAGAGCCTCAGCGCAGAAGAGCGTAGCAGCCGGAACAAGAGCAGCAACCTCCGCACCGCATACGGCATGTCCGTTTCCGAAAGGGACGGCATGGTCGCCGCCCAGCAGGGCTTGTGTGCGATCTGCAGCACTGACTTAGCTCAGACCGCCAAAGGCCCCTGTGTCGACCACAACCACGACACCGGAAAGGTGCGCGGCATCCTCTGCTCTCCGTGTAACGCCGCCCTCGGCCTGATGGGGGACAACCCCCTCATCCTCCAAGCAGCGATTGGCTATTTACATGATCGAGGCAACTACGCCCGAGAAACGCCGGAAGGCAACGCGCAAGCGGCTGCTTAACGACTTCGCTTTCTATGCGGAAAAAGCCCTCGTCATCCGCACTAAAGATGCGAAGATAGTTCCTTTCATCCTCAACCGCGCCCAGCGCCGCTTCCTAGAACAGGTCCTCGCCCAGTGGGAGAAGACCGGCAAGGTGCGGATCGTCATCTTGAAGGCCCGCCAGTTGGGCCTGTCAACCGTCGTCGAAGCCTTCCTCTATTGGTGGATTTCGCAGCATCGGGCCACCAAGGGCATCATCGTCACCCATGAAGCAGCGGCCTCCACGGCCCTGTTCGACATGACCAAGCGATACCATGAGAACGTCCCTGACTTCCTCAGGCCGTCAACATCGCGGGCCAATGGCCGAGAGCTGAAGTTCAATAAGCTCGACAGCGGTTACATTATCGCCACCGCAGGCTCAGACACCGTGGGCCGTGGTGAGACCCTACAGGCTGTTCACCTCTCCGAGGTCGGCCTCTGGCCCAAGGGTAAAGCTGCCGACATCATGAACGGTCTTCTTCAAGCGGTCCCCGCTGAGGACGAGACGTTCGTGTTTGTCGAAAGCACAGCCCGTGGCATGTCGGGGCCTTTCTACAAGGCCTGCAAGGCCGCCGAGGATGGAAGCAGCGGCTACGAGCTGTGCTTCCTTCCTTGGTTCTTCGACGACAAGTATCGCTCCCCGCTGGACGGGCCGTTTACACGGACCCCCGAAGAGGACGAGCTGGCCGCCGAGGCCTTAGCTGCATACGGCGACCATCTCGACGACGAACAGCTAAACTTTCGAAGGCAGAAGATCGCCCTAGACGGCCTTCCGCTCTTCAAGCAGGAATATCCCAGCAACCCCGAAGAGGCCTTCCTGACCTCTGGTGCCCCAGTGTTCAATCTGGAGAAGCTCCACGAGGCCCTCAAGGCCGCACCGGACGTCCTGCACCGCATGGATTACTGCCCGCTCGATGAGACCTACAAGGTCGACCCGCGTGGGCGGCTGCTCATGTTCCGCGAGATTGACCCGGCCATGGAATACACCATCGGCGCTGATGTCTGTAAAGGCGTCAACGACGGGGACTATTCGGTCGCCACGGTCCTCGACGTCCACAAGCGCATTGTCGCCAAGTGGCGTGGGCAGGCCGAGCCAGACTACTTCGCGCACATCCTCTACCACCTCGGCATGCTCTACAACGAGGCCCGCCTCGCGGTGGAGTTCAACAACCACGGCATCCTCCCCAACACCATGCTCTTCAAGGGCCTGATGGTTGGCGGTGAGATCAAGAGCTATCCGAACCTCTACACCCGCGAAGTCTACGACAAAACGACTGACGACATGCGGGAGGAGCTAGGCTTCTACACGGACGTCAAGACCCGCCCCCTCATCATTGATGAGCTGCGGCAGGCAGTCCGCGACCAGACCATCCAACTCACCGACAAGACGACCATCGAAGAGATGATCACGTTCATAGCCGACCCCAAGTCTGGGAAGATCGAGCATGAAGTCGGCTGCCACGATGACTGTGTCTTCGCCTTGGCTATCGCCAACCACATCCACGAAGGTTCTTGGGGTCTGACCCCTTCGACTGACGACATGTATTTTGAGATGATCTAATGAAACTTAAACCAAAGAAGCTGACAGACGAGCAGCTCCTTCAAGCCTGCCGCAACAGGGCAGAAGCTGGATCGAGCTTTGTCGACAGCAACTTGGCATCAGAGCGTCGAGAAGTTACCGACTACTACCTCGGTAAGAAGCCTGCCCCAATGCGGGAAGGCGGCTCCAAGTTCGCCAGCCAAGACGTCTACCTCTCAGTCGAGAGTATGAAGGCCGAGATCGTCGAGACATTCGGCGCAGGCTCCAACATCGTCGGCTTCTCGCCGGTCGGTGACGACGACGTTCCCCTCGCCAAGCAGGCCACCGCCTACTGCGCCTACGTCGTCCACAGCCAGAACCCCGGCCTCGGCATCTTCCAAGACGTCGTCCATGATGGCCTCTGCAACCGGGTCGGCATCGCCAAGGTCTACTGGGACAAGCGCGAAGCCTGCGAAGAGTATACGTTCGACAACGTGTCTCAGGAGCAGGCCGTCAAGCTCATCCAGAACCCCAAGGTCCACCTCAACGGCAAGCCGAACGTGGTCCAGCAGGAAGACGGCACCGTCCTCATCTCGGGCGAGTTCGAAGAGATCAGCGATACCTCACAGGTCGTGATCGAACCCGTCCCGCCCGAAGAGTTCATCCGCACCGGAAGGTCGGCGAGCCTCGACAAGGCACCCTATCTCGCCCACCGCTACCGCGCCACGCTCGGTTCGCTGGTCGAAGACGGCTACGACGAAAACCTCGTCTACAGCATCACGGGTGAAGACGACGACCTCGCCATGGACCAAGAGGCCGTGGAGCGCGAAGTCAACGCGGGCACCACTGCGTTCTTCAATGATGAGAGCGAAGATGACGCTGGCCGCATGGTCACCGTCTACGAGAGCTACATTCGCATCGACTTCGAAGGGAAGGGCCGCCAGTATCTCTGGAAGGTCGTCCACGTTGGCGATACGATCCTTGAGAAGCAGAAGGTCGCGGACCACCCGTTCGTCGCCTACGTTCCTCAGCCGATCCCGCACACGTTCTTCGGCAACAACTATGCCGCCCGCACCATCCCCCACGCCAACACGAAGACGGTCCTCACTCGGGCCATCATCGAGCAGGCCGTGGAAGCTACCAACCCTCGCTGGATGGTCGCTCGTGGTGGCGTTGCGAACCCTCGGGAACTCATCGACAACCGCAGGGGTGGCATCGTCAACGTCCGGTCACTGACCGACAGCGTTGCGCCGCTCCCTCAGGCCAACATGAACCCGTTCGTCCTGCAAACCATCGGCATGATCGACAGCGACCGCGAAGACACGACCGGCATCTCCCGCCTGTCGCAGGGTCTGGATAAGAAGGCCTTGAGCCACCAGAACTCCAGCGGCCTCGTCGAGCAGCTCACGAACAACAGCCAGACCCGCACCAAGGTCGTGGCCCGCCAGTTCGCGCTGCAGTTCGTCTCAGCTCTGTATCTCAAGGTTTACGCCTTGGTCGTGCAGAACGAGACCGAAGAGCGGGTCATCGAGATCGCTGGCAGCTTCACGGCAACCACCCCCGCACAGTGGGCGTCACGTCGTGATGTCACGGTTGATATGACCCTCGGCTACGGTGAGCGCGACAAGCGCGTTGAGGAGCTACTGGCCTTCGACGACCTCATGTCCAAGAAGAACGGTCGCCTCTACGGCGAAGCACAGACCTACGAGCTGATGAAGGAGGCCCTCGAAATCAAGGGCATCAAGAACATCTCGCGGTTCCTAGCTGACCCAGCGAAGCTCGGCGACCCCAAGCCCGATCCCAAGAACGAAGCCGAGATCGCCAAGATCGTCAAGGACACCGAAGTCGCTGAGCGCCAGATGGCCCTCCGTGAGACACAGGTCGGCGACGAGATCAAGCGCAACCAGTCTGAGTTCAAGCGCAAGTCGCACGAGAGCGCAGAGGACCTCCTACTCCGCAAGGCCGAACAGGACCGTAAGGACGCAGAGACCAACAACCGGATCGACATCGGTCTGGCTGAGCTGGACATCCTCATCGAGACCTCACTGAACGCCGACCCGGCGAACAAGAAGGTCGCGGCTATCGCATCGCCGAACAGCTAATCGGAGCAACATGGAAGAAATCGTCCTGAGCGACGAAGAGGAACTTATCGTTGAGGAGGGTGCTGCCGCGCAGGCCCTCCTCGACAACCCCGCGTTCCTCAAAGTCATCGAGCGTGTGCGCCAACAATGCGCCGACGCCATACTCGCCTCCAAGCCCGAAGCGGCTGCCGAGCGAGAGCAAGCCTACAACCTATCCCGTGGCCTCTCTGCCATCACCGAAGAGCTGATCATTATTCAGGCCCTCGGCGACACGGTCCTTGAGAACGCCACACGCCCCTCCACCGCTGACGAAGACCAAGCCGACGTGCCCGTCTTCGATCCAAGCGACTATTAAGAGAACAGTCAAACGTGACCATCCAAACGGACGTCCAACCCGAAGCCCTGTCTGATGATGCTGCAGTCGCAGCTCTGATCGACCAGATGAAGGTCGCGCCGAAAGCGCCAACCGCAAAGTCTGGTGTGAAGGACGAAGCCCCCGCCGACCTCGACGAAGAGGAAGGCGACGAAGAAGCTGACGAAGGCGAAGAAGCCGACGAAGGCAATGACGATGAAGAAGGCCCCGATGCTGATGAAGGCGACGAGGAAGATGGTGAGGCCGAGGAAACTCCAGCCGCGCCAGCTCCCACCGCCGACGATGCCGTGGTCAAGGTCCTCGTCAATGGAGAAGAGACAGAAGTCACTGTCGGCAGCCTAAAGCGGCTTGCCGGTCAGGAAGCCAATCTCACCCGCAAGAGCCAAGAAGCCGACGCAGTCGGTGGACGGGCTGCCATGATGATCCAAGGCGCACTCGACGTAGTCGCTGAGGACCTTGAGCCTTACAAGGGCGTCGACTGGCTGGTAGCCCAGCAGGAGATGGAGCCTGAAGAGTTCAAGTGGCACCGCGAGAACTTCACCCGCAGCAAGGCCCGTTACGACGGGCTGATCAAGCAGGCTGGTGAGTTCGAAGGCGCTGCCAAGGCCCGCCAACAGACCCAGATCGCCGAACAGGCCGCTGAGGCCACGGTTGAGCTGGCTGCTGACATCCCCGGCTGGAGCGAGAAGCTCTATGGGGACATCATGTCCTACGCGGTCGAGCAAGGTCTCGACGCCGACGACGTGGCAGGCATCGCCAACGCCAAGGTCATCAAGCTCCTGCACAAGGCCATGGTCGCCGACAAGGCAACCGCTGTCGTAGCCAAGAAGGTCAACCTGACCCCGGCTCGCGTCAAGAAGCCCGGTGCCGCCGACGAAGCTGTAGGCGCGGTCAACACCCGCCAGCAGAAGAACCTTGAGCGGAAGATGGCCAGTGGTCGGGCAACCGATGACGACGCTGTCGCTCTCCTGATGGGACGCTGGAAGGCCAAGTAGGCCTCCACCCCCAAAACCCACCTTTCACCCCACACACCCTACTTTTCGAAAGACACACACAGCATGGCTGTTTTCAAAACCTACGCCTCGGTTGGTGCCAAAGAGGACGTCTCGGACGTCATCTCGATGCTCACCCCGCACAAGGTGCCCTTCAGCTCGTCCATCGGTAACGACACCGTGAAGCAGAAGATTTATCAGTGGCAGGAAGATGCCCTCGAAGCTGGTGCCGACAACGCCCAGATCGAAGGCTTCGACGCCACCGAAGAGGCGATCACGTCGACCTCGCTTCTGCAGAACACCACGCAGATTTTCAGCCGCACGATCAAAATCTCGGGTTCGGTTGAAGCTACCGACCACTACGGTCGCGCCAGCGAAACCGCTCGCCAGCTCGTGAAGAAGGGCAAGTCCCTTCGCCTCGACCTTGAGCGCAGCCGCGTCGGCGTCGATCAGGTCACCGTTCTCGGTGGCGATGCAGTCGCTCGTCGGTCGGCCTCCGTTTCGCAGCTCATCGCTGCGGGCAACAAGACCGCCGTTGCTGGCGCTCTGACCGAAGCTGCCACGCAGGCCGCGATCCGTCTGGCGTATGCCTCGGGTAGCGACGGCGCGGAGACCTTCATGGTCCGTCCGCTCCATGCCGAGGTCATCTCGACCTTCGCTGGCACCGCGACCCGCATGCGCGATGTCGGTGCCGAAGCCACGAAGATCGTTCAGAAGGTCGACATCTATGTCACCGCGCTGGGCACCCTTCGCGTCGTGATCAACCGCGAGCTGAAGTCCGACTTCGCGCTCCTGTATGATCCGTCGATGTGGAAGTCGGTCGCGCTCAAGGGCCGTTCGTGGTTCCGCGAGACCCTCGCCAAGACCGGCGACAACGAGAAGATCATGCTCGTCGGCGAGTATGGCCTGAAGCACGAGAACCAGCTCGGTGCCGTCCTCCTGACGGGCCTGACTGGCGGCTGATAAGCCCCTCTCGGCACTACCGCACATCGAGGCCCTCAGTTCCCTAACCGGAGCTGGGGGCCTCTGTGCGTCTACCTCCAGATATTCCAAGGCTCCCATGACCCTGATCAAGACGTTCCCAAGTTGGGACCCCGAAGCCGTCCGCGCTGCTGAAGCCCCTGTCGTCGCCTCGGCCACACCGGACGAGCAAGTCCACGACAGCACAGACCGTTTACACATGACGGTCGATAAGACTGGCAAGATCACTGAAGGCTACATCGAGACCTTCCAAGAACTCCCTGACAGCTTCATGCGCGGTCTGGCCGATAAGAAGACCTTCCAAGACGGTCTCTTCGCCCCCGATGAGCTGCACGTCTGCTCTGTCCCCGTCGCCATCGTCGACCAGTGGATCAGAGAAGGCTTCAACATCTACGCCGACCAGAACATCACCCCGGCCATGATCATCGCCCGCCTCAAGACTGAGGACCTGTCGAAGTTCGTCCTAACCTCCAAGATCGGATAGCCAAGCATGAGCTTCGGTAACCTCAAGACGCGCCTCCGTGCGCTCATCAACCGCAAGGACTTCACCGACGAGATTGCCGGTTCCTTCGTGACCGAAGCCATCGCTGACCTAGAGCGCGTCCTGCGTATCGGCCCAATGGAAGCCCTGCTGACCCAATCGGACTGGGATGGCGTCAAGAACGCTGTCCTCATCCCTGCCGGTTTCCTCGAAGCCATCAACCTCTTCACGGACGACGGCGAGCTGACACAGGTCGACCTCGCCAACTTCCTCAAGGACGGTGGCACCGACACGTTCGTCAAGGTCGCTGACCGCTGGCTGATGAAGCCGACCCCGGCCATCGGCTCGCACGTCTTCCTGCACTACTACGCCGCCAGCCTCCCGCTGGTCGCAGACGCCGACACGAACTTCTGGGCCACGACGGGCTTCAACGCCATCGTGTATCAGGCAGCCACGCTGGCCGCCGACTTCTACCAGATGGAAGATGCCTACGCTCAGCGCTTCCAAGCCCGAGCCGACCGCTACGTCGCCGCCATTGGCGAACAGGACCTCGACGAGAAATGGTCAGGCCGCCTCGCTATCCCGTTGCCCTCTGACCTTGGGGACTTCTGATGTCCCTGATCGACAGCTCATTCTACGCTGAGGATGGGGGCCAAGCTCGCCTCCAAGGCCCCACGGGCGAGAAGGGCGACACGGGTGCCCAAGGCCCCGCAGGCCCAGTCGGCCCCACAGTCCCGCTCCCCGAATATGCAGACAACGCAGCAGCCGCCGCTGGGGAACTCCCCCTCGGCCAGCTCTACGCCACCCCGACCGGGGAGGTGAGGGTGCGCGTGTAAACACCCTCAAGGACCTCCCAAATGCCCGAACCCGTCTATCCCTCGTTCTACCAGCAGGGTGCCCTCGACCTCACCGGCCCCGAAGGCCCCGCAGGCCCGACCGGCCCCCAAGGCGCTGAAGGCCCGACCGGCTCGCAAGGCGTCCCCGGCGCGACCGGCCCCATCGGCCTCACCGGGGCTGTAGGACCGACCGGCCCGACAGGTGCCACTGGCCCGACAGGTGCCACTGGCCCGACAGGTTCTACCGGCGCAGCCTCGACCGTTCCCGGCCCCACAGGACCGACCGGCCCTATCGGCCTCACGGGTCCCACAGGTCCGACCGGAGCAGCCTCGACCGTTCCCGGCCCCGCTGGTGCTGATGGCGCAGGCTTCACGAATGGCGACAAGGGTGACGTGGTCATCGCTGGCGGCGGCTCCTCGCTGACAGTTGAGAGCGCAACCCCCGCGAGCGGCACCTTCCCTGTCACAGGCATCGTTGCTGCGACCGGGGCGATTACCTCTGGTGGCACTGTAGTGTCCCTGCTCGGCCACGTCCACGCCAACGTCGTCGCTGCTGGCGCTGCTGGCTTCATGACCGGCGCGGACAAGACCAAGCTCGATGCAATCACCGGAACCAACACGGGCGACCAGACGACCATCACTGGCCTCGCCGGTTCAGCTACCGTCCTAGCGACCGGACGCACCTTCGCCATGACCGGCGATGTCACTTGGGCGCTCGGCGCGTTCGATGGTTCCGCCAACATGACCGCTGCAGGCACAATCGCTGCGGGGGCTGTCACCCTCGCCAAGATGGCGAACGTGGCGACCGGCACCATCTTCTACCGCAAGACGGCTGCTGCAGGCGTCCCCGAGGTCCAGACCTTGGCGACCCTTAAGACCGACCTCGGCCTGACGGGCACCAACAGTGGCGACCAGACGACCATCACCGGCCTAGCTGGCTCTGCCACGATCCTCGCCACCGGGCGCACGTTTGCCATGACTGGTGATGTGACTTGGGCGCTGGGAGCGTTCGACGGCTCGGCCAATATGACCGCTGCAGGGACCATCGCGGCGAAGGCCGTCACGCTGGCCAAAATGGCGGATGTCGCCACCGGCACGGTGTTCTACCGCAAGACTGCAGCGACGGGCGTCCCCGAGGTCCAAACGCTCGCTACGCTCAAGGCCGACATGGCGCTCAACCTCGTCGATAACGTGGCCGACGCCAACAAGCCTGTCTCGACCGCGCAAGCGGCTGCGGACGCCCTCAAGGCCGACAAGATACCAAACATCCAGACGCCAGCCACCAACGCGGCTAGTATCGTCCCGACGTTCCTGAACGATCAGGTCAACCTGACGGGCCACACAGTTGCCATCGCCTTCGCGGCCCCCACCGGGACCGCACAGGACGGCTGGGGCTTTGTCGCTCGCGTCAAGGACAACGGGACGGCCCGTGCGTGGACTTGGAACGCGATATATCGCGCCGCTACTGGACTGACGCTTCCTGCCACGACCGTCGTGGGCAAGACCCATTACGTCTCCATGGTCTACAACTCAGCGGACACCAAGTGGGATGTCCTCGCAATAACGAGCGTTTAAACATGAAAGCCTTTGACATCATGCTGATGTGCGGCACTGCGGCCATCACGCCCTTCACGGACACATACGCCGTAGGTGCTTCGATCAACGTCCCCGCAGGCGCAGTCAACGCCAACGTCCTCGCCATCGCTGGTGGTGCCGGGGGTTCCGGTCCCCCAACAACTACGACCGCAAGATCGGGCGGCGGGGCGGGAGCCTCGTCTGTCACTCCAGTCCTCGCAGTCACTAGCGGCGAAGCTCTTACAGTCACCATCGGTGCTGGAGGCCTGACCAACAATGGTTCTGGCGGCGATACCCAGCTTGTGCGCGTGGCTGGCTCAGTTGTCCTCGTTAAAGCCGCAGGCGGCATCGCCATCACAGGCGGCTTAGTCGCAAGTGGCATCGGCACAACCAAATATGCCGGAGGTAACGGTGCGGCTGGTGGCGGCACCCATGCCTCCCAAGCCCGCTACGGTGGCGGTGGTGGAGGCTCAGCCGGTGCAACAGCAGCCGGTGGTGTCGGCACCGCTGGCAACAGCAGTGTCGGTGGAGCTGGTGGAACGGGCAATGCTCCCGGTGCGAACGGCGCGGCTGGCTCGCAAGGCATCGCCCCCAGTTATGGTGGCGGTGGCGGCGGTGCCTCAAACGTGTTCGAGGCCTCAGTAGGCAGCGCGGGTGGCCCCGGCTACATGACAATCACTTGGAGCTAAGGCTCCCCCAACAGAAAACACCCCCCAATGGCATCAACCCCCGCAGAGCGTCCAGTGGACATCATGGCGGACTTGCGCGAGCGCATGGTTCGCATCGAGACCCTATTGCTCGTCAGGGTCGAGCGGGACCTAGAGACCACCACGGCCATCGCCTCCAATTCGCTCGCCATCACGGCGCTGCAGACGGAGAGCGCTGTCCTCAAGGCTCAAATCAAGACGCTCCGCTGGATCGGCGCAGTGGCCCTAGCGGTCGCTACGTTCCTCGGCGACAACGTCACCCGCCTCTTCCAATAGCATCCCCAAGCCCCCCAAGCCCCAAAAGGCGAGGGGGGTTTTTTCGTCAATCGGGGACTGTTGACATACGGCGATTGTCCACCTATACGGAAGTCGCCAGACCTGATCACGGTCTGCCGGATTGCTTCATTCCCAATGGGGAAGGATAACACAGTGACCGATAAAGAGATGCTCGCGGCCAAGAAGGTCGACCGACTGCTCAGCCAGTTCAGGACGTCCATCGACCCCAACATCCCAGCGCAGATGCTGCAGACCTTCATGGCTGTGGCGATGAACGAGGGGAAGTCCCTCACGGAGATCGCTGAGCTGGTCAGTGCAAACATGTCGACGGCCTCCCGGCACCTTCTGGAGCTGGGGGAACGCAACCGCCGCTTGGAGCCGGGTTACAACCTCGTTGCCCGCACCCCTGACCCGATGAACCTTCGGCAGAACTCCTACACCCTCACCGGCAAGGGCAAGCTCATGCTCGCCAACATCATCAAGATCATGGAGGCTTAAATGGCCATCTACCCCGACAAGAGAGCAGGCATCACCACCGGGCGCTGGAGGGTCGAGCTGACCCGTGGGACCCGTGGGGCTGCCAACCACGAGAAGTATCGCCAGCGCCATCTCAGCCACGAAGCAGCGATAGCCGACGAGGAGCGAGTGAAGGCTCTCTGGGCTGCAGGGGAGGGGGCGCTAGGCACCACCGCGCCCGCCAAGGCCCCATCGGCCCACTGCATCGCCTCGGTCACTCAGGAGGCCTCTGGGACGCTCTGGAAGGGAAGCTCCAGCGAGGCCTGCTCGTGGGCGCATATCCGAGTGATGGGAGAGATCATCGGGGCCGAGCTGCCCATCGACGAGATCGAGACCCCGCACCTCACCAAGGCCATCCGCGAGCTGGGAAAGATGGGCAAGAAGGACGCCACGATCAATCGCTACCTGTCGCACTTCAGGACCTTCCTGATCTGGGCGGCTGACGAGGGGTTCCGCAAGGTCCCGGTCGCCAACATCAAGTTCCGCTGGCAGAAAGAGCCGGTCGGTCGCATCCGCTGGATCACCCCTGAGGAAGAGGCGCAGCTTGAGGCCTTCCTGCCCAAGAAGGTCTGGTGGCTCGTCAAGGTCGCCATCGAGACCGGGTGCCGCCGCGATGAGCTGTTGACCTTGGAGCCTCGGGACGTCAATGGCGGCCTGCTCCACCTTTGGAAGACCAAGACGGACAGTCCTCGGACGATCCCTATCTCACAGGAAACCGCCGCCATGCTGCACAGACTGCTGTTGAAGGGTGGCATGCCCACCAAGCGCGGCCTGCGCTCGTGGTGGGACCGGGCGAAGGCCAAGATGGGGCTGGAGGATGACACCCAGTTCGTCTTCCACGTCTGCCGCCACACCTGTGCCACCCGCCTCGTCGATCAGGGGGAAAACCTCCTCGTGATCAAGGAATGGATGGGCCACAAACGTATCGAAACCACCCAACGCTATGCACATGTCAAGCCTTCCAACCTTCAGGACGCACTCAATCGGAGGGGGACTTTGACCACCACGGCTCCTATGGAACCGCCGAAAGCCGCCAATAATGACGTCCCCCAACAGTCCCCCACCGAGGGGGGACTTGGCCTTGAAACGCCAAGAAAGGCCGCCTAATGGCTTTCTCCTACGGTGTGCGGGCGTGGCGGAATTGGTAGACGCATCAGGTTTAGGTGCCGGGGCGCGGAGTTGGGACTATTGCCACATTGGGAGTGTCCCAACCCCGCAGCTTTCCGCCGTTTCTCGGCCCTCCAAGTTTAAGCACAAAATAGGGCGCACCGGGTCTGGTGGTGGGGGACTATTTTGCGCCTCTCCGTAAATGATCGTTTGACAGGTGGGGAATATCCCCTTACTGCCACCGTAAGCCCAACCGCTCCCTAAAGCCCCTCTGAAGGAATATGCATGACCCTCGATACGACCACCTCAGAGAGCTTTCAGTTGACCATCGAAGACGCCGCTGTCGAAGCAGGCGCAGAGCGCTACAAGGCCTCTCAGGAGCGCAAGGCCGACCGCGAGGGCTACGAGCGCCGTGACGACGTCGCCAAGCTCATCCGTGGGGCCATCCCGATCCTCTCGACCGCGATCAAGGGCTGGGTCGCCAACGCCGAAGCAGGGAAGGGCCGCAAGCCCCTCGGCCTCAAGGCCCTCCAACTCCTCGATCCTGACCAGCTCGCCTACATCGGCCTGAGCCGGGTCTTCAACCTCCTCGGCAAGGGCGGCTCAATCACCGACATAGTCGTCGGCATCGGTCGCTCCATCGAGATCGAGCTGGAGGCCGCCGCGATCATCGAGAAGGACCCCAAGGCCGCCAAGCGCTTCATGGCGCTGGCCGAGGGTGAGGCCCGTGAGAGCGTCATGGCCCGCCGCCACGAGAAGCTCGCCACGAAGCTGGAGGTCTCCCTCAACTGGGACCGCCGCCGTCAGACGCTCACCGGGGACATCGTCTTGGGCGTGATCCTGACCAGCCTCGAAGACATCTTCCAGCGCGGCATGGCTACGTCAAAGCAGGGCACTATGCCTGTTGTGTGCCTCACCGACGAGGCCGCAGCCTGCCTCAACGAGATGCAGGACATGGCCGCGTGGCTCAAGCCGCTCCACCAGCCGATGCTCGACAAGCCTGCCCCGTGGACGGCCCTCGACACCGGCTGCTACGCCGACCCCCGCATCGCCAAGACGGTGCCGCTCGTCCGCACCTTCAGCGCCGAGCATAAGCGCCTCGTCCGTGAGGCCCTTTCGACCGGCTCGATGCAACAGGTCCTGACGGCCACCAACGCGATCCAAGAGACCCGCTTCGCCATCGACACCCGTGTCCTTGCGCTGGTCCACTGGGTCCGCAATGGTGGCCTGCAGCCCTCGCCGTCCTTCCCGGTCACCGAGCTGCCCCCTCTGCCTCTGAAGACCCCCAAGGCCGACTGGGACCTTCTGACCCCCGAGGCCCGCACGGCCAAGGCTCGGGAGCGCAAGACCACCCGCGACATCCGCAACGCCGCTGGCATCGACGCTGGCGTGTTCATCTCCGACACCGACATGGCGTGTGACCTCGCCGAGGCCGGGGCGTTCTATCTGCCCCACAGCCTCGACTTCCGTGGCCGCACCTACGCCGTGCCCTACTTCAACCACCAGCGCAGCGACCACCTCAAGGGGATGTTCTGCTTCGCCGACAAGGTCCGCTTGGGCCTCGACGGCGGTGAGTGGCTGATGGTCCACCTCGCCAACTGTGGCGACTTCGGCAAGATCAGCAAGCAGCCGTTCGACGCCCGCATGGACTGGGTCGACGAGAACGAGGCCCTGATCCTGTCGGTCGCTGCGGACCCTCGGGCCAACTACGACCTCTGGAGCGAGGCCGACAAGCCGTTCTGCTTCCTGCAGGCCTGCTTCGAGTTCGCTGAGTGGGTCGCCTCGGGCCGCTCGGAAGACTTCATGTCCGTGGTGCCCATCTCGGCTGACGGCTCCTGCTCGGGCCTGCAGCACTATGCGGCCATGACCCGGTCGACCGAGGAAGCCTACCACGTCAACCTCACCGGGCGCGACACGGTCGGCGACATCTATCAGGTCACCGCCGACGCTGCGGTCCCATCGCTCCAGTTCGCCGCTGGGAACGGGGACATCTTCGCCAGCACCATCCTCGCCAACGGCTTTGGCCGCTCCGAGGTGAAGCGCAACGTCATGACCTACTTCTACGGGAGCGGGAAGTTTGGCATGCGCGACCAGCACATGGAAGACACCATGCGCCCCGCCAGCGATCAGGTCGCCCTCGGCAAGCTCGCCAAGCACCCCTACGAGTTCGTCAGCGAGAAGACCGGCAACCTCGACGGGGGCTTCATGTGCGCCCAGACCATGGCGGCCCACGTCTATCAGGCGGTGGTCACCGTGGCCCCCAAGGCCGACGAGGCCGCGAGCTACATTCAGGCCATTGCGGGCATCCTCGCCCACGAGAGCCTGTCGATGATCTGGACGACGCCGACTGGCCTGCCGGTGGTCCAGCGCTACTGCGAGTTCACCAGCAAGCAGATCAACCTCTGGCTCTACGACCGCAAGGTCTCGGTGCCGACCGGGGACGACAAGCTCGACCACGAGGGCAACATCCTGAGCCGGGTGCGCCTGCTGGTGCGTGAAGCCCCCACAAGCCGGGTGGCGAAGAAGCGCATGCGGTCAGCGGCCAGCCCCAACCTCGTCCACAGCATGGACGGGGCGCATCTCCAGCTCGCCGTGGTCAAGGCCAAGGAAGCTGGGATCGACGCCTTCATGATGATCCATGACAGCTTCGGGACCCACGCCGGGAACATGACCACCTTCAACCGGGTGATCCGCGAAGCCTTCGTCGAGATGTATACCGACTACTGCCCGCTGACCGCTCTGGACACCTACGCCCGGTCGGTCCTGTCGGAGGCGGGGATCGAGAAGCTCCCGGCCATCCCGGCCAAGGGCGCACTGGACCTCAGCCTCGTCCTCCAGTCGCCTTATGCCTTTGCCTGAACGTGTGACAAACGGCGAATATCTACCATTTACCCATTAGTGCCAACGTAAGCATATCCCTCCGAACTCCAGCCGCTCAGAAGCCCAAAAGGCCTCTGGGCGGTCGTTGTTTATGGGGGTCGTTCTCGGTTCCGACAGGGAGCGGAGCATGGCCTGTGTGCCTCTCCTGCAAGAGGGGAATGGCGCAGGGCAATTCATTGCAGTGTGCTGGCAAGGTCGCATTATCGGCAAGTCAGAGCTGCGCTCCCGTTCCGAACCGAGCGTTCCCTTTTTACCCTTTTCTCCCACATTGGCGAGTGTCGCCTTTGTGACCCAACAGCAACGAGAGTTTCTCTTACAATGGCTACCCAAAAACGCATCCCCGGCACCTTCGGGCCGTTCACCTTCGCCCATCCCCATCTGACCTCGCCTGACAGCGAAGGGAAGTTCGCCGACGACAAGTATAAGGTCGACGGCGTGGGTGACCCCGGTGGCCCAGCCATCAAGGCCGTCAAGGCCGCCCTGCAGGCCGCAGCCAAAGAGCTGGGCGTCAAGATCGTCAAGGGCGAGACCAACCTCCCGCTCGTCGCTGAGAAGGCGAAAGACGACAGCGGCAAGAAGGTCCCGACCGGCCAGCAGCTCCTGCGCGGCAAGTCGAAGTTCGCCCCGGCAATCGTCGATGCGAGCGGCAAGCCCATCCCCGACAAGAAGCTCGCAAAGCTGAAGATCGGCGCAGGCTCGACCGGCCTCATCCAAGGCTACTTCGGCAGCTACAGCATGACCGTCAAAGAGCGCGTCGATGGCGAGATGACCACGACCGAGGTCGAAGGCATCTCCTTCACCCTCACGGGCATCCAGCTCCTGTCGGTCTCGGCTGGCAACAGCGGGGCCTCATTCGGCGCATACGAAGGCGGCGGCTACTCGGCTGACGACGACGGCGACGATGGCGACGACATGGACGAAGCGCCCGAGACGGCTGCTGATGACGATGGCGACGACGGCGAATTGGACATCTAAATGGTCCGTCGCAAGGTCGTCACTTGGCGGTCTGGACTTGAAGAAATCGTAGGCGGGGACCTCACAAAGCGTGGGGTCCCCTTCCGATACGAGGAGGTCAAGCTCCGGTATTCCAAGCCGGTCACCAGCCACACCTACTGTCCCGACTACATCCTCGACAACGGGATCATCATCGAGACCAAAGGCATATTCGACGCTGCCGACCGTAAGAAGCACGAGCTGCTCAAGGCCCAACATCCCGGCCTCGACATCCGCTTCGTGTTTACACGCTCCAAGGCCACCCTCACCAAGCGCGTCCCCAAGACGCACAAGTCCTACGCGACCCAGACCACCTACGGTGACTGGTGCCGCAAGAAGGGCTTCCCCTTCGCCGACAAGCTCATCCCACCCTCATGGATGGAAGAGCCGAACGACCCCCAGAAACACGAGGCCATCAGCGCCGCAACGGCCTGAAAGGTCACACCTATGTCCCGCATCTTCGTATGGCCAACCAGCCGCCGCATCTCGCTCCGCCGCACCACCACGGCCATCGCCATCCATTGCACCGCGACCCGCGAAGGTAACGATGTCGACGCCACCACGGTCGACCAGTGGCACCTCGCCAAGAAGTGGGCGGGCATAGGCTACCACTACCTGATCCACCTCGACGGCAGCATCGAAGCTGGCCGCCCCGAGAACGCCATCGGCTCGCACATCGAGGGCCACAACGCCTACAGCATCGGGATCGTCTACGTCGGCGGCCTCGACGCTCAGGGACGCCCCAAGGACACCCGCACCGGCCCCCAGAAGGACGCCATGGCGCACCTGACCAAGTCGCTGCGGGCCAAGTATCGCTACATCACGACCGTCAAGGGCCACCGGGACTTCTCGCCCGACAAGGACCATGACGGTGTCGTCGAGCGCAGCGAGTGGCTCAAGGACTGCCCGTGCTTCGACGTCAAGGCCGCTGGCCTATGACAGCCCAAGCCTCGGGACTTCGCCCGCTCAACGCGACCGACCTCTTCAGGCGGCACCTGAGGGAGATGCGGCTCTACGCCGATACCTTGGTCGCCGTCCTCGGAGAAGACAGTCCAATCGTGAAGCGCATCCGATCCTGCGCTGCCTCCAACGAGGCGGCTCTGGAAGCTGTGCTTTTGCGGACCCCGCCACCGAGCGCCACCCTCAACAAATGCTGTTTACACGCCGAGATCGACCGAGCTGTCGACTGAAAGGAACACCCATGTCCAACTTGACCAAACGTGCCCGTGAAGTCCTCGACTACCTTCAGGCCAAGGGTGACGCATCGCCCCGTGACGCCCTGCTGGACATCGACATCAACTCGGGCAGCTTCACCAAGCGCATCTCCGAGCTGCGGGCCGCTGGCTATCCGATCACGGACAAGATCAGCCGCCACCACATCACGGGCCGCCGCTACAAGCGCTACTTCTACGCCCTCGCAGCGTGACGCTCTCGGTCATCCTCTACCTGATGGTAGCGGTCGCCACGGCCCACCTCATCCTCCTCTATAGGATTACACATGGACAACGAAACCAACAGCCCGGCCCCGCAGGCCCTCCCGGTCCTTGCGGACCCAGCGGTCGAGACGGTGCCTGTCGCTGCCCACACTGCTGACCTCGACAACGACGGTCACGATGACGCGACCGGCCAGTTCGTCGAAGGCAACCAAGAAGCCAGCTCGGCTCCTGAAGTCTCGGGCGTCGAAGCCCGCCTGACCGCTGCCGTCGAAGCGATGCTCGCTGCTGCCGTGGAGTTCGCCGAGGACCCATCGACCCCTCAGCTCTTCGTCGGAAACGGCTACCAGATGCAGTTCGCGGGCTGCCAGCTCTCGATGCTGACCACCGCCTGATCCTATAACTTTCCCAAGGACTGCCCATGACCGCCCTTACCGACTTCACGACCGCCTTCACCACGTTCATCGCCGCCGCCGCCACGTTCGCAGCCACCAGCCCTGCCGAGAAGACCGTAACCGTTGGGGCCTACTCGGCCCGCGTCAACGCCACGGTCCTGACGCGCGTCGGGTCCACCGTCTCCGAGACGCCCGCTGTTGGCGCTGCGGACCTCGCTGGGCTTGTCGCTGCCTACGTCGCGGCCAACCCGACAATGGCCACCGCCTTCATCGACCTTGATGGCTATCGCCTCCAGATCGTTGGCGGTGTGTTGGCAAGCCTCGTTCACGAATAAGCATAACGCCTCCCTCAGGGGCCACGTTCGTCACCCAATGACCTCGTGGCCCCTGTTTTATCGACCAATGTTTCCGTCAGTCGCGTCCGGTCCATCTGGATGTGCGCGGGAGCTGGCCGTCCCCCTGTTGAGTAAGTCCCGAGCGGCAGACAGGATCGCGCCAGCCACCAAATAGCTATCGCCTCCAGATCGGCCTCACAGAGGAACCGGCACTGGGTGTGCCTCTGCCCGACTAACTCCCCTTGCTGCTATTGAGGCCGGGGGCTGATCGAGGAAGAGTGCCGGGGGCGCGGCTGACGCAAGCATTGTTTACACGCCTAGCAGCCCACGACCCATCCCCTACGGCTTCGACGCCGCCACCAGCCCAGACAGACGGGGGCAGGGGAGGGCGTGAGGCTGCGCCACCCACACATCAGGAGCAACCATGGCCGACGACAAGCCGCTCGACGAAAGTCCGCTGCTCCGCAAGGAACCGTGCCCCAAGTGCGGGTCGCGGGACAACCTCGCCAGATACGCCTCCGGTCGCGCCCACTGCTTCGGCAACTGCGACTACAACGAGTTCCCCGACGACGGTGGGACCTACACCCCAACCGCTCGGAGACCCAAGTTGTTTGAACCCTATGAAGGCAAGTTCGTCTCCATCTCGAAGAGCTACGGCATCGACATGGACACATGCCGCGCCCTCGGCATCAAGATCGTCCAGTATGCCGCCACCGGCATCGACGAGGACGGAGAGAGCTTCAGGCACCCGAAGAAGGGCTGCATCGCGTTCGACTATCACACGCCGGAAGGCTCCCTCTGGGGCCAGAAGATCAGATACAAGATCAGCGAAGACGAGAAGACCTTCGGGTTCCCCAACGCCGGGGGGCCACCGCCTCTATGGCTCCAGCACAAATGGCCCCTCGGTGGTGACACCCGCAACATGGTCATCTTCGAAGGGGAGGGGGACGCCGCCGCCTACTACCAGCTCACCAACGGCAAATATCCCGTCTGCTCGATCCCGACCGGGGCCAATGGCTCCGTTGCGATCCTGCAGGCCGCCTACAAGTTCCTCGACCGCTACGACAAGATCGTCCTGATCTATGACGGCGACACGGCAGGCCGTGAGAGGGTCCAAGAGGCCGCTGCGGCACTGCCAGCCAACAAAGCCTACATCGGTGAGGTGCAGGGCCACAAGGACGCCAGAACGGCTCTGATGGCCTCTGACGGCAAAGCGGTGAGCAACGCCTTCTTCAACGCCACCAAGTGGAGGCCGCAGGGCATCTTCAAGGTGTCCGATCTGATCGACGAGGCCCGTAAGCCCGTCGTGATGGGCATGCCTTGGTGGAACTCCACGCTGACCAAATGGACCTTCGGGCGTCGACCCGGCGAGCTATACACGCTCGGCTCGGGCAACAGCATCGGCAAGACCGACTGGACCACCCAATCCATCGCCTATGACGCGCTGGTCCTCGGTATCATGACTGCGGTAATCTATCTGGAGCAGCCGCCCGTCGAGACCCTCAAGCGCCTCGCTGGCAAGATCGCTGGCAAGCCGTTCCACATTCCGATGGAAGAGGGTGGCTACACGCAGGCCGAACTCGACAAGGCACTGGACGACCTCGACCGCACCCCGAACCTCATCTTCGCAGGCAACTTCGCTTCCACCGAGTGGGACGATGTCGAAGCCAAGATCAGATACCTCGTGGTCGCTGAGGGCGTCCGCAGCGTCTACCTCGACAACCTCACGGCCCTGATCGACGAAACGAACGAGCGGGCATCCGTGGAGGGCATCATCAAGAAGATGGCCCTGCTGTGTCAGGAGCTGGGGATCAACATCCTCCTGCTCTGCCATCTCGCCACCCCTGAGGGCAAAAGCCACGAAGAGGGCGGTCGGGTCAGCCTCAAGCACTTCAAAGGCTCTCGGGCCATGGGCGCTTGGCCGCACTACGCCTTCGGGCTGGAGCGGGACACGCAACACGACGACCCGGCCATGCGGAACTACTCGACCTTCAGGGTCGTGAAGGACCGATACACCGGGCGCTCCAACGGCAACACCATGTGCCTCCACTTCGACGCCGACACCGGACAGCTCTCAGAGTGTGAGTTCCCGGCTGAAGACGACGACGACAAAGGCCCCGGCTTCGAACCTTACGAGGGGGGAGGCGGGCTGGACATTTAACGAAAGCCCCCTCCCATGAACCAAGACCTGTTGGCCCCCTCGCGGGGCCGGTTCGTGTTCGACCTTGAGACCGATGGGTTCCTTGAGGTCGTCACGGTCATCCACTGCGCCGTCATGATCGACGAGGACACCGACGAGGTCCACTCGTTCGGGCCGATCCCATACGCCCGCCTGCTCCCCGAGTTTCTGGAGATGTATCAGGCGGCCAACGAGCTGATCGGGCACTACATCATCGGCTTCGATATGCCGGTGATCGCCAAGCTCCACGGCCTCGCCCCCAAGCCCGACTGCGTCATCACCGACACGGTCAATCTGGGCCGCCTCGTCTTCTCCGACATCAAGTCGACCGACTTCCCGTTGGCATCGGCTTGGAAGAAGTGGGCGAAGGGCAAGGCCGACAACGCCGACCGCAACGCCATGGCCTATGAGGCATGGGAGGAGAGCGGCAGCGAGGTCGAGTTCCAAGAGATCGCGTTTACACAGGCCCGCCCGCTTGAGTTCCCCGGCCAGCTCGTCGGTCTCCACAGTCTGGAGGCCTACGGCTACCGCATGGGGGCCGAGCGCAAGGGTGACTACGCCAAGGAAATGAAGGCCGCTGGCCTCGATCCGTGGGCCGCGTGGAACCCTGAGATGCACGACTACATGATCCAAGATGGGGTCGTGAACTTGCAGCTCTACCGCTGGCTCATGAGCTTCAACCCAACGCCCCAGTCGATCCGGCTGGAGATGCGGGTGCAGCTCCTGTGCGCCCAGATGGAACGCAACGGCTGGCCCTTCAACCGAAAGGCCGCCGAGGCCCTCTACGCCGACCTATCGTCCGAACGGGACGCGATGGCCCGCAAGCTCCGCGACCTGTTCCCAGCGTGGACGGTGCAGCTTGAGGACTTCATCCCGAAGAGGCCGAACAAGGCCAAGGGCTACCTCACGGGCGTCCCGGTCCCTCGCTTCGAAGAGATCGAGTTCAACCCGAACAGCCGCGCTCATATCGAGCTGAAGCTGCGCGAGAAATACGACTGGAAACCTCAAGACTTCACCGCTGGTGGGGCCGCAACCATCGACGACGATGTCCTGCAGGCTCTGCCGTTCCCCGAGGCCAAGCAGCTCGCCACGCTCTTCACGATCCAAAAGAGGATCGGGCAGATCAGTGAGGGCAACAAGGCTTGGCTCAAGTTCGTCACCCCTGAAGGAATGATGCATGGACGCTATTCTACTAACGGCTGCGTCACGGGCCGAGCGGCTCACTACAATCCCAACGTCGGACAAGTCCCCACTGTGGATAAGCCATATGGACGGGAGTGTAGAGCGCTATTCGGGGTCCCCAAGGGCTGGAAGCAACTGGGAGCCGACCAAGCGGGACTAGAGCTTCGCTGCCTCGGTTCTTTCATGGCTGCCTTCGACGGCGGCAAATACATCGAGACGGTCCTCTACGGGGACATTCACTGGGAGAACGCCAAGGCGATCTTCGCGCTGCCTGACGACCTCGTCCGAGACGACAAGATCAAGCAGCACAAGCAGTGGAGAGCGTGGTCCAAGACGATCATCTACGCCATGCTCTACGGGTCAGGTGATGCGAACCTCGGTTCCATCGTCGGCAAAGGCAAGAAGGCCGGTGCCACGATCCGCGCCCGTCTGATGGGCAAGTTCCCGGCGCTCAAGAGGCTCATCGCAGCCGTCAAGGGCGTCAAGAAGGGAACCCGCAACAAGAAGACCGGCCTCATCGCCCCTGCCAACACTGGGGCGAAGCGTGGCTGGCTGAAGGGCCTAGACGGTCGCAAGATACCCGTAAGATCAGAACACGCCGCGCTGAACTCGTTACTTCAATCTGCTGGTGCAATCATTTGCAAACAGTGGATCGTCGACTGCGAGGACGCACTTAAAGCCTCTGGGCTGAAGCATGGCTGGGATGGAGACTTCGTGTTCCTCGGATGGATACACGATGAAATCCAGCTCGCCGTGCGTGAAGGACTGGAGGACCAAGTCAGTGCCATCTGCATCGCTACCGCACGAACAGCCGGGGACCCGTTCCCAAGCTGGAATTGCCCGCTCGACGGAGACGTCAAGACGGGGACCAACTGGGCTGAGTGCCACTAACGACAAGAGCCTGCTCACCGTCCTTCACCGGGCGTGGAGCAGGCCTTTCACCACGCGCTCAGACTTCGCTCGATCACATACCGACGACATCGCAAAGGCGGCCTGCATGGGCCTCCTGACGGTGAAACACGACCAACATGACTGGGGCCGTTGCTGGAGAATTACCTCCACCGGCCTCCAACTTCTGGAGACTTCACCGTGACCACCACCACCATCACTTCCAAGGGCTACACCGTCACCCTGCCGACCGGCTGCGTTGCCGCCTTCCTGAGCCTGTCGCATGACGATCAGGTCGAGCTGGCTGAAGAGCTGCAAGTCTTCGACGTCACTGAGCCTGAGACGGACGTCATCAGCGAGCTGATCGAAGACATGTGCGTCGATCTGGAAGAGCAGGACCAAGCCCTGTTCACCTCGGTCGACTACATCGCCGACCTCAATGCCGAGCTGGCTGACAAGCGGGCCGAGATCACTTGGATGTGTGATGCGGCCAACGCCCTGTTCGCCGAGTGCGGCACCCTCCGCGCCGACAACGACAACCTCAACGACATCCTGCTCCAGTCGAGCCGCTACGTCGGACAGGCCCGCGAGCTGCTCGGCAAGATGGGCATCGTGATCGAGACGAACCACGAAGGCCGCCCGGTCCTCGTGATCAACTTCCTCGCTATCGACGAGTTCCGCGCCGAGCTGAACGACCGCGCAGCATGATGGGCTTCCTCTGCAAACTTGCGGAGGCCTTCAAGAACCTAGTGACCGCCAAGGACGGGGAGACTTACGCCCCGTCCCGCGTCTACTGGCTCTTGGCAGCCGTCACGCAGCTCTTCCTCAGCATCTGGTCCGTCGTGGTCCAGCAGGCTGTCTTCTCTTCCACCGACTTCGGCACAGGCATGGGGCTAATCCTCGTGGCTGGTGGCGTCGGTGTGTGGATCACCCGCAAAACGGAACCGGCACAGTGAGCTACTACAGCGACGACTGCCCGAGGCCCTCCAGCCTGAATGTCGACGGACCTCCCGAGACCCGCTGGAGCGGCCTCTACGACGCCAAGGGCGAGAAGCTCTACGAGCTGCGCCCGCCCATGGGCTTCGGCCATCATCATTGGAACCCATACGCATGAAACAGAGCAAAATGGACAGCCTCATGGAGAGCGTCGTCAACATCGTCATTGGCCTGATCATCTCGACCATCGCCAACTACCTGTTGCTGCAGCTCTTCCTCGGCTTCCCTATGCACCTCGGCACCAACGTGCTGATCAGCGTGGTCTTCACCGTCATCTCTCTCGTCCGATCCTACAGCCTGCGCCGCGCCTTCAATGGCCGCTCGGTCTGGTCGGCCATCAAGGAAAAGTTCAATGTTCGCCAAGTTCCTAACGACGAAAATCCTCGGGTGGTCAACGATAGCCCTTGGTCTCGCGCTGCTCGCCTCGCTGACGTTCGGCGTGGTTCAGTCCAGTCGTCTGACTACCGCTAACACGGCCATCGCCGCGAAGTCGGAGACCATCAAGCTCGCCGCCGAGCGCATAAACAGCGACCGCCAGCTCATCGCCGGTCGTGACACCCTCATCGCCAAGCAGAACGCAGCGGTCGCCAAGCTGGTCTCAGCCTCGCAGGCCGACCGCACCGCCTACCTCAGCCGCATCGCCAGCGCCGACAAGGTCGCCCTGACCTACGAAGCCAGCGCCACGGCCATCCTCGCCCGCCAGACCGCAGCGACCGACGAGCTTCAACGCTCCCGTGCCGCCCTCGCTCTGATCCGCGAGACCCTCGCCGCCGAAAGGACACCCAATGTTCGTCCGTGAACCGTTCGTCGCCCCACCGGGAAGCACCACCTCTTTCGAGGTTCGCTACTCCAAGGGCCGCAAGCCCTTCGGCACCCGCCAAGAGGCCGCAGTCTTCGCCAACGCCGAACGCGCTGAAGAGCGCTGGGCCGAGGTCAACATGATCGTCTCGATCAACGTGGAGCCACGCTCATGATGAAGTATCGCACCCAGCTCCTCCTCGCCCTGCTCGCCATCTCCTCGGCGGTCATCGGTGGATGCAGCTCCAAGCCCCTAACGCCCCCACAGGCCGCGCCAGCCGTCGAGGTCCTCGTGCCCGTCGCGGTGCCCTGCAAGGTCGCTCAGGTGGCCCCCAGCAGGCTCCCAACGTCCGTCGCGGCCATCCCAGTCGACATCTATGAGGCGGCCAAGCTGATCCTCGCCGACCGTGCGGTCCTCAAGGCCGACACGACCCGCATGGCCGCAGCCAACTCCGACCCGTGCCCGGTGGCGAAGTGACCGTTAAGCGGAAACTGCGCCAGAAGGTCACCGTCGAACTATCGAGCTGGGACAGCGGCCTGCAGGAACTCCTCTGCCGTGCCGCTGGCGCACCTCGACGAGCCGACCTCACCTTCCACGAGCGGGGCGTCAGCATTAGCTGGAGCCGCAGCCGCAAAGCCCCTGACGAGACCTAGTGGCCCTGCTGCTCGGTCAGGCCCTCATCGGCTGGCTAATCGCAGACCTCCTCGCCGGAACGATCCACTGGCTTCAGGACCGAGTTGTCCCACCGGGCACCCCCGGCCTGAAGTCGGTGATCCGCGCCCAACGCATCCACCACATCGCGCCTCTCGCTATGTTCCACGGGGGCCTGTGTAAACGCAACTGGTCGACTTGGCTGGTTGCGGGCCTCGGCTCGATCCTCTGGCTGGTGACCCTCGGGCCATCGGTCATCTGGGCCGTGGCGACCCTTGGGGCCAGCCTCTCGTCCATCGTCCACGGCATGGCCCATCAGCCCTCTACGGTCGGGACGGCCCTGAAGGTGCTGCAGGAGACTGGTCTCATCCAGTCCCCGAAGCATCACGCAGGCCACCACCGGCCACCTCACCGCACCCGCTTTTGCCCTCTCACCGACTGGCTCAATCCGACGCTCGACGCCCTCAGGGTCTGGGAGCGGCTGGAACGGCTGCTCGGCATGGAAGACCCATCAAATTGACACAGCTCCTTATCGACGCCGACTTCACGCTCTTCCAAGCCTGCTCGGCTGTCGAGAGGGAGAGCGTCTTCACCAACGAGGCCGGTTCGCCGGTCCACATCCTCCACAGCGCCTTCGACGAGGCTCTGGACACCTTCGAACGCAAGGTCGCCCGGTTCGTCGAGAAGCTGGACGCCGACGAGGCGATCCTCGTGTTCAGCGGCCCTGACAACTTCCGCAAGGTCGTCTGGGATGGCTACAAGGCCCACCGCAAGTCGACCCGCAAGCCCCTCTGCTACTGGGCGGTCATCGACCACCTCACGGCAGGCGAGCAATACCGGGTCGTCTCCGAGGACGTCCTAGAGGGTGATGACTACATCGGCATCCTCGCCACCCGGCCCAGCTCGTCCGACCGCATCATCGTCAGCGACGACAAGGACATGATGACGCTGCCCAACACCCGCATCTGGCGGATGGATGGCATGGTCACCACGACCGTCGACAGTGCCAATGACTTCTGGCTCTACCAGACGCTCATGGGCGACAGCACCGATGGCTACAAAGGCTGCCCCGGCATCGGGCCAGTCGCTGCCCGTAAGGTCCTCGACGCCCCCGGCGATCCATGGGCCAACGTGCTGCAGGCCTACCGCTCTGCCTACGCCAAGGACAAGGACCCGACCCGCGCCAAATGGCTGGGGATGGAGCCTGACGACCTTGCGCTCCTGAACGCCCGCCTCGCCCGCATCCTTCGTCACACAGACTGGGAGGGCAAGACCCGTCAACCCATCCTGTGGACACCGCCATCATGACCAGAAGCACCAGCCTCACCGCCTTCCATACCCGTCGACCACGGGTGGGCACTCAGGCCTCCACGATCCTCACGCTGCTGGAGGACGAGGGGCGTCCGATGACCCTCCCGCAACTGGAGGTCGCCACAGGCATCGACAGGCGGAACACATTCTCCCGAGCTGCCCGCCTCATCGCTGGCGGCCTCATCGTCGAGCTTCCCGTGCCTGCCAAATGCCCGGTCACAGGCCAGCTCCTCTACTGGGTGAAGGCCGCAGCCGCCCCCCGTCAGCTCAGTTTGGAACTTGCGTCATGATCGAAGCCCGCCAACTCCCCATGGTCATCCCGGCCAAGGGTCGACTGACTGAATATGAAGTCCGTGTTGCGGGCCTCACCTCCTCGGCCCTGATCGTCCTCAACGCCATGTCGGTGCAGTCTGCCTCAGGCGGCAAGCTCACGACGTCTGGCGGCGAGATGGCCCTGACCCAGAACGACGTGCAAGCCGTCCTCTCCCTGCTCATCGAGCGCGGCGAGAACCTCCTCATCAATCTCGACATTCAGCTCGACCGCGAAGGATAATGAACATGGAAGAACTCAACACCGCACAGACCGTCGCAGTCGCTGATGAAGATGGCTTCGACGCACTGACCATCGTCAACATGGGCGAAGCCTTCAGCATGGCTCAGGTCGACGAAGAGGGCGACATGCACAACGTCGTCATCGGACCCGCGCAGGCCGAGGCGCTCATCAAGCAGCTCGTGGCGTTCCTCGGATGATCTATCGGAACGACCCCAGCCTTCAAGGCTATCGCTGTGGCATCCTCGGCTGCCGAGCGCCGTGCGGCGACAGCCTGCCCGAGGAAGACGCCATGCGCTTGGCTATGCCCAACTCGCTGCCTGAGGACGACGCCACGCGAGGCGACTACCCCATGTTCGACGGCCTCATGGCCTACTTCCCGAACGCCCTCGCCGAGGTCTCACGGGTCTCGAAGATCGGCAACGACCAGCACAACCCCGGCCAGCCCCTGCACTGGGACCGCAGCAAGTCGCGTGATCACGAGAACAAGATCATGCGTCACCTGACCGACAGCGGTGGGATCGACCCTCGCGGAGTGCGCCACACGGCCCGCCTCGCGTGGAGAGCGCTCGCCATGCTGCAGGAAGAGCTGGAGCTGGCCGAAGGGCTTCCCGCTGCCCGCAACTCGTCCAACCGTCCCTTCTAAGGAACCGCCTATGCGCTACGTCCCGCACATCGTGGTGGCCCTGCTGGTCCTGCTGCTCCCGCTGATCATGTCGATCATGCTGGCAGCTACGGCCTTCGCGGCCTACACGCTCTACGTCCAGTATGCCTTCCAGCTATTCGCTCCTGAGGGCTTCCACCTGACGTTCCCCGAGGCGGCCCAGCTTGCCCTCAAGGACGTCGCCAAGCTCCTCTCGTTCTAGCCTGATCCCCAAGCTCCCCCTCGCCATATGGCGTCGGGGAGTTTTTTCGACCGGGGAGATAGCAACAGGCAACGCGAAGGGGTCGCTGGGTATCGAGGTGGCCCAAAAGGCCAGCGGTGCCTGACGGGCTTCCTAGAGGCTCCCAGAGGCATACGGAAAAGGCCCCGGAGTTTCCCCCGAGGCCCAGCCTGTGTCGTCAATAGTGTGCTGGTGGTCAGATTGTGGCCAGCATCGCCATGAGGTCTCTCTCGGTCAGTGTGACCGCTTGGGGTGTTCCGGCTTCGTCAGTCTGGAGGACGATCATTATGCCATCCCCCATGCGCTCGGCGATGCCGCTGGAGAGGAGGGTGGAGGTAGTCATGCCGTTGCAAGCGACTAGGGTGCAGCACATCTTTCGTGGTGTTCCGATCTTGGTTCCCGCCGAGGATGATCCCCAGTCGGTCGGCTAGGCTAGGGCTATTCTTCTCGTCGCATCTGTCACTCCACTGGCCGCTAAGGCTCAGGGGGGCCAGTTAGTCATTTCCGATTGATTGGCAAGCTCTTACTGCGAGGTTCACCCGTTCGTCAGGCCACAGAGGCCGTTGGTCGAAGGGGCAGGGCGGCCTGTTCCCATTGGTTGCCAGAGAGCCACAGTCCCCGATTGTGTAGCTCAGCCACCGCCTTGTCCTGCTCGGGTCCACGGAAGTGGATGCAGCGGTGGACGACAAGCCAGTGCGGGGCCTTGGTGATGTCGTAGGGGCGGCTCACAGGATGTCAGCCAGATCGTCGGCGTATGGGACCAGCTCGTCGTGGCCGCCTGCTTCAGCAGCTTCGAATTGGGCGTCGATGAAGTCGCGGATGTCTGAGGTCATGGTCGTGGTCCTTTCAGGGCGGTCAAATGAGGAAGACGTCGAGGGTGGTATGGTGGGCTTCGATATGGGCGAGGAGGTCGTGGGCGGGCCGGTGGTCGACGTGGAGGCTGCCGCCCAACCACTGCCAGCCCTCGGTGCCCAGCTCGTCCATGAAGTTCGTGGCGGCCTCGGTCTGGGGCGTGAAGCTCCAGATGGACCCGAAGTCGCGGATGAGGATGTCGGCCTCGCGCTGGCACTTGTCGCGGATGAGGATCGGGCTGTTGTCGTTGGCGCTGTAGGTCATGATGCGTTCTCCAGATCGAGCGAGCTGCCGCAGCCCTGAACGGGGCACGTCATGTCGGGGTGGATGTGAGCGGCGCTGGTGCGGCAAGTGAAGTCGCAGCCGAAGCACACCAGCTTGAGCATGCGGGTCGTCTGCTTCTTCTTCCCGCCCGTGAGGATGTCGCCGCCCGTGAGGCTGGCACCGGGGAGCGGCCCGAGCTTGGCGATGATCTTGTCGGCCCAGACGTGCCACTCGGGGCCTGCCGTGGTGGCGGTCAGCTTACCGACGAGGCCGAGCTTGCGGACCAGCTTGCCGAAGACCTTGCCGTGGCCCTCTTCGTTGCCCAGAGCGGCATGGGCCAGCTCGTGGGTCAGGACGTCGGCGATGCGGCTCGTGTCGCTCTGGAGGCTGGGGCGCAGGAATATCTCGGCGTGGCCGTCTGCGCTGCTGGCTGACGACCAGCACTCGCCGATCACCTTGGAGCGGACGCCGCTGGACGGGAACCCGATGGAGCAACGAACCTCGGCGGGGAGGGGATGGCCTGCGGCCTCAAACTGGGGGCGGGCGAGGTCGGTGAAGCGGTTCAGCCACTGCTCGCGGGTGATGGGCTTGGCGACCCGAGCGGCCTTGGGGGCGGCTGGCTGGGCGGTCAGGGTGATCATGGGGAGGTCCTTCCAAAGCAGTGGCTACCCACCCTCAGTGAACCTCCCCACGCCACCTGTCAACTGTCCCATTGCAGAAAGTTTACACGATGTCTGACCGTGCCCAAATGGCAACAGTCGGGGCAAATGAAAGGCTAGGCCCGCTCGATCACAGGCCGACCATCGGCATGGCGCATGACGAGGAAGCGACCCGGTGAGACGACCCAGAAGTAGTGGTCGCAGCCTGCCAGCCTGAGGATGTCGACCTTCATGCCGCTCGGCCCATGCGCTCGATGCGCTCCACGCAGGCCCCAAGGACCGTGACGACCCCTGAGCCGGGAGCGTCAAGGACCCAGTCGCTGATCTGGCTGGCCTCGTCGCCCAAGCGGAGGCGGAAGGCCCCGGCAGGCGTGGGGCGCACGGCAGGCACGAGGGTGGGGGCAGGGAGCGGTTCGTCCCGCACTTCGTCCACCAGCTCCTGAGCTTCCTTGATGGCCTGAGCGAGGCTCACAGGCGGCTCGCCGAGGCTGTTGAGGTAGGCGATCAGCCCAGCCTTGTCCGTGGGGACCTCGACGGCCCGGTGGCCCTTGCCTGCGTCCTTCTGGGTGCCAGCGTAGACGCCAGCGGCGGTGAGGTAGAGGTTCATGCGTGGTCCTTCCATGTTGATCGACCGACACCACGGCCAGCCGCGATGACGTATAGCTCGCCCTTCTTGAAGTCGGGCAGGAGCGATGGGTTCGGATAGGCCCCAGTGACCTGACCGATCTTGATGTCCCCGGCGCTGTAGGCCTCAAGGAACCGAGCGGCCTTGGCGGCCTGACGGGCCTCTCTGACCGGCTTGCAGACGGCGCAGTCGCACACCATGCCGTTCGGGAGGTAGGTCTCGCTCACAGCGCGATCCAGACGATCACGGCGAGCTGGACGACGATCAGGAACGACAGGAACTTGGCGGCCCGCTTCGGGCTTTCGCGGGTCCACTCGTGCAGGATGTTCTTGATGCTGTGGAACCAGCGACCGTCCTTGCCAATGTCCTCGAAGGC